TGATTTCATGACGGGTGAAATGCCGAAGATGACATTCGAGACCAAGGCAATGTTTGCCATGATGTCTCGCCTTGCCGGCGTTCCTCCTTCCACGATCAAGTCTCTGCATCCGAAGGACTGGGGCTATGCTGCCCTTGCTCTGGCGCACCGTTTTTTTATTCCAGAGATGTAGAGGGCAACTTTATCCTCGACTGCTACCGACTCGCCAAGTATTACGGTCGCAATCCACGCGAGTTCCTCGATATGCCTTTTTCTGAAATCGTGCGGCACGTCAAGTGGACGACCAAGCTGGAAGAGGTACTGAGGCCGGTGGACGACGATGCCAGATAACGATTTTGACTCCGATGCCATGTTGGCTTTTTTCGGCCAGTTGGGCAAGGAGATAGACGCATTTAAAGTTAAGATCGTCAGTCTCGATGAGGCTGGCAACGCTATGAAGAAGATGACTGATCATACCGAGAGGTTTGGTCAGACCATCGAGCGGCATACGCGCGGCACGGTGCGCGGCATGCAAGGTGGACTTACTGATATCATAGGTTTGGTGCGTGGGCCGGCAGGTCTGGCGCTCGCTATCGCCGGTGCTGCGCTGGCGCTTGACAAGTTCGCGGTTGGCCAGCTTCAACTGCGTAATTTTGCGACCAACACCGGGTTCGGTATTGAAGGCATCAAGAACATGCGGGTGCAGTTGTCTGCCGCCGGCATGAGCGCCAGTGAGGCTGCCAGCGGTATCGGCAACATGGGTGCCAAGCTGCAGGAAGTGCTGGCGCTGCAGGAGACGTCGGGGTTCTATCGCTCGCTACAGGCCAGCAGTCCAGCAATGGCCGAGCAGGTGCGCCAGCTGATGAATGCTGGCAAGCAGCAGGAAGCGCTAAACGTCCTGCAGGAAGCCTACAACAAGGGCGGTGAGCGCTTCAAGGCTTGGTTGCCGACAGTTACGGGCGTGTCGCGTGCTGCATGGGAAGCGCAACGCTATGGAATGGAAGGGCTGCTTAAGCCGTGGTCGTTTCTGACGGGGGACGCCGAGAAGTACCACAAGATGATGGTCAATCTTGGCACGATCTTCGACGGTGTGTGGACGTCGATGACCTACACGGTGCTGGAAGGCCTCGTCAAATTGACGGGAAGTGAGGGCCTCGAGGGACTGAACGAAAAGGCGAAGAAGTTCGCTGACAATTTTAAAGCGTATTTTGATGATCGCGTCATACCTGCTCTTAAGGATACGTTTAAAGAAGCGCAGGACATGATTAACTGGTTCCGCAAGCAGGCGGAGACTCGCGATTTCGGACAGGGCGGCAGGCTTCGACCTGAGGAGTTTATTCGACGCCAGAACGAGGATGAGCAGAGCAAAAATTTCAGCTCATGGGACTGGATAAAGAAGCAACTTGGTATCGGTGAAGACGGCGACGGCGCCGAGTTGCCAAAGAATGCGAAGCCTCGCTCGTTTAGTCCGGAGTCGGTGGTTGATACGGACAAAGATACGAACCGCGCGTTGCGCGACATGCGCGACATCTTTGCGAAGTGGGACGACGAGCTGGAAGCGACTGGCACGGGCGCAGCGGGGAGCGGTTTCGGTCCCGGCGGAGGCGCCGGCATGGGTGGAAGTGGAGGCGGGGGAGGCGGCGGCACTGGTGCACAGTCTGCCGGCGGTCCAGCTGGATTGAACGACGAAGGCGGAAAGAAGATCGATGCCGACACGATGAAGCAGGCAGAGATGCTTGGCCGTGCCGGTGACGTGGCGGGGCTGCAGCGATTGTTCGCGCAGAAGGGTTACAAGATGAGTGGCCCTGCCTGCGGCATCGTTGCCAGCGGCTATGTGAAGTCTGCAGGGTTCAAACCGCCACCGGGCGGAGCGATCGCGACGTCGTGGCACAAGTGGGGCGAGGGGATCAAGGACCCCAACGACATTAACGCTCCGGGTCGTACATTTGGTAGCATGGTCGGTACTTACTGGCACGGACGCTATGGTGGCACGCAGGGTCAGATTTTGGCACCCGGCCAGACTGGCGGTCACGTGATGACGATTGTTCCCGGTACGTACGATCCGAAGACCGGCACCGTTGATATGGTCGACCAGTACGGCTACAGTCACGGCAAGCGCAGCATCAAAGACATCGACCTGCGCTTTGCCGGTGCGGAAGCGGTGGCAGCGGCGGAAGCTGCGAAAGGTGGTGACAGGTCCAAGATCGACAAGTCACTGGCTGCTCAGAGTGGCTGGCCGACGTCAGCCAGTGCCAATATCAATGTTAACCTGAACAACGTGCCTCCCGGCGTGAAGGCGAACGCCGAAGCAGATGGAGCATTCAAGACTTTGAAGATGAGCCGCAATAATCAAATGGCCTATGAATAATGGCACAGGATTTTGATGCCGATGCCATGCTGGCATTTTTCGGTCAGCTAGGCAAGGAAGTCGACAATTTAAAGACCAAGATCACCGGCCTCAATGAGGTCGGGGGTAAGGGTACGAGTAACCTTACCCGAGAGTTCGAGCGCTTCGGCAAGACCGTAGAGCATTACACGCGCGGTCCACTCAAGGCGATGGATCAGGCGGCGGCGGGATTAGCCAAGACGCTGATGGGTGCCGGCGGTCTGGCATTAAGTCTTGGTGCTGCGGCCAAGGCGTTCGACACTTTTGCAGTAGGCGAACTTCGCATTCGCAATTTCGCGACCAACACCGGGTTTGCTGTCGGCGCCATCAAGGATATGCGAGTGCAGCTGTCTGCCGCTGGTATCGATGCCAGTGAAGCTTCGAGCGGCATTGCCAGTATCGGCTCTAAGCTGCAGGAAGTGCTGGCGCTGCAGGAGACGTCGTCGTTTTACCGAGAATTGTCAAAGAGCAGTCCTGCGCTGGCCGAGCAAGTTCGCCAGCTGATGAACGCTGGCAAGCAGCAGGAGGCGATGAATGCTCTGCAGCAGGCCTACAATAATGGCGGCGAACGGTTCAAGGCTTGGCTGCCGACTGTCACCGGTTTGTCGCGGGCGGCATTCGAGGCCGGCAAGTACGGAATGGAAGGGTTAATCAAGCCGTGGGAATTTAATCAAAAGGAAGCTGCTAAGTATCACAAGACAATGACCAATCTCGAGACGATCGGGGATAGCGTTTGGACGTCGATGAGTTATACGATGCTCGAGGGCATCGCAAAGATGATGGGACCGGAAGGAATTGACGGTCTCAATGAGAAGGCAAAGTCGTTCGCGCAGGGATTTAAGACTTTCTTCAATACGTACGTCATGCCGGCACTGGCGACTACCAAGCAGGAATTTGACTGGGTCGTTAGTGCCATTGGCGAAATTGACAAGTTTATCACCAAATGGACCGGCGGCAAGAAGCCGGGTGAACAGAAAGACGAAAAGGACAAGACGCTTCCGCTTGGCAGCATACGTACGGAACGTGCCATCATCGATAGCATGAATGAGCAGTTGCCCGGTGGACCGGAAGGCGGCAAGGCCGGTGGTCTGTGGGAGTGGATCGAGAAGCAAATGAGCATTGGGGTGCAGGCGGCGGAAGTTGAACCCGGTTCGACACTGCTCGAGCAGAAGGAGTCGATCGAGACTGATAAGGACTCAAATAAGCTGATCCGCGACATGCGCGACACGCTGCAGAAGTGGGACCAGCGGGAAAGTGGCGGTCGTGCCGGTGGCGCAGGCTTCGCCGGCGTCGGCATTGCCGGTGGCGGCACTGGAGGCGCCGGCGCGCCGATGGGTAGCAGCGGACCGGGTGCTGGTCAGTCATATCCGCAGAGCAAGGGTGGTGGCGGGCCGGCGGAGACGACTGGCGATCTTGGCGACAGCGGGCCGGTCGGAACTCTTGCCGAGCAACGGGCAGGCTTCAAGAAAGAATTTGAAAACAATCCGCAGTTAAAGAAATTTGCCATCGACGCGATGCAGCATGAAGGTGGCATCCAGTCCAACATGGAGCAGCTGTTCAATTACGCATCGATGCGTCACATGACGATACAGCAAGCACTTCATTCCGGTCAGTATGGTCCCGTAAACAAGCACCTCATCAGTGGTAACATCTCCGCAAAGACTGCAGCAGAGGGAGAGTCGGCACTTGAGAAAGTCTTTGCCGGGTCAAACATCACCGACTACGCAACCGATCAGGGTATGAGAGGCGACCCGAATTACGCCAAGTACATGTCGAACCAAAAATACTGGGGAATGCACAAAGTCGAGGGTGCTTGGTTTTCGGCTCATGGCGAGAAAGGTCGTCGGTGGGCGGAAGCACAGAGGGCAGCAACTGCGAAAGCAGGAACCGGCGTCTGGAGCGGTAGTGGCAGCGCTATTCCTTATGCCGGATTTTCGCGCGACTCGATCGATCACGCACTGAGAGCCGGCAGTGGCGGTGGCAATCTCGGCACTGCTAACGTCGACATCAACTTTGACAGCGCAGCCAAGGAAAAGGCGCTCAAGGACAAGATCAACGACGCGTTCATCGATTTGAAAATTCACCGGTCGCCGCAGGCGGCAGCAGCCGGCGGAGGCGTGACGGCCTTTAACACGTATTCGTTCGAATGATATGCCAAAGATCACAGAAATTGCTGTTCTCACGGTTGGCGGAACGAACTATCAGGACTGGGAGAGTGTATCCGTCAAGCATCAGGCGCGCGAAATGCCTGCGATGTCGTGTCGCTTTACTTGCAGTGAAGGCTCACCGCTGGCCTTGCATCTGAGCAAGATGCAGATTATGCCGGGAATGTCCTGCACCGTTACGCTGGCGGGACAACTGGCCTTCACCGGCAAGGTGACGACGCGGCAGGTGTTCGTTGACGCGCGCAAGCATCACATCGAAATTCAGTGTGCGAACAACATACCGATGGCAACTTCCAGCGTTATAACGAAGACGGGGGAGTTCAAGAACCAGACGCCGGAACAGATCATTCGCAGCGTGCTTAAGCCACTCAATATCAACCTCAAGGTCGAAGGCGGCTCGCTTCCCAATTTTAAGATACCGCGCCTATCTGTCACTCCCGGCGAGTCAGTGCACGATTTCATCGACATGATTACTCGTCATCTTGGCGTACCCGGCAGTCCGATCGGAATTGCGCATGCGGGAGACGTACATGGTAATTTCTGTATTCTGGTCGGGTCTACTGGCGGCGGCGACAGCGTGGTTGAAGGCAAGAACATGCTGGAGGGACGCGAGGTTATTTACGACCCCAATCAGGCCGGCGGTGTGCCGTCGCCTAATCAGGGACCCGGCAATGACGACACGTGGGGCGCCAAGGTAGCAAGCGTTCCGTTTGTGTCGAAGACGTTTGAAACGTTCGGCCCCAAGTACATTCCCGGCGTCGTGATCCCGGAAATTCCGTTCATGGGTAAGGACCTGCATGAGGGCCGCGCGCAGTCGGAAAGCAACTGGATGATGGAGTCGTACGTCACAGTGTACGCAACTGTGCACGGGTGGCTGAAGCCGTCCGGTGGTTTGTGGGAAAGAGGAAAGATGGTGACGGTGCAATCACCGATGCTGGTTATGAACGGCATTCCGCTGATCCTCAAAAGTGCCACGTTTAGTCAGGACAACAGCACCGGCACGCGTACCGTGCTTGAACTGGTTAACACCAAAGCCTTTGGAGATGGCGCACCGACGCCGCAGCAATGACAATACGCACAACACTGACTGATACGACGCGCAAAGCGCGCATGAGTACCGCACGCGCGACCGTGCGCGAGTTCGACGACGATCACCTGATGCAACAGGTGAAGTCGGCAGACGTCACTCACAGCGAGACACCAACTGATTTTGAGCGCTGGCAGCCGGTCGGTACAACGGCATTTCCGATCAAGCAGCAGGAAGACCCCAATCAAAAAAAGCCGTCGAAGCCGTCCAATTCCAGTGAGGAGGGGGACTGGAACCATGATCAGCCCACAGGACCTGCTGCTGAAGCTGTTATGTTGTATCTCGGCGGCTCTCGTTCTCATCCTGTTGCTATGGTTGACGATCGACGGGTACGACCCTATGGCATGAGCGAAGGCGAAGGCGCGCATTACGCGCCGGATGGCAGTGAGCAGATGGTGCTGTTCAAGGAGAACGGCACCTATATCGTCGGCCTCGACGGCAAGTCAGTCAAGGACCCAAAGGGCAAGACGACACGGATGGTCAGTCTGCGTCACGTCAACAAGAAGATGCAGACGCACAAGATCGAGAAGAGCCAGTCGCAGGGCGGCGCCAGTAATGGAGGCGGCGGTTCCGCCGGCGCGCAGGCAACGCAACAGGCAGCGGATAGCGGCGGAGCTAGCAGTGGCGGGCAGCAGAAGGAAAAGTACAAGCACGAAGGTGACAGCGTCAACACGGAAGTCCGCAACTCAAAGGACAAGATCGAGTTCTACGCTCCCGGCGACAAGATGGTTGGCAGCTACGACAAGGCGAAAAAGCGCTGGTTCCTCGACGTGGACGGCGCCGGCAGCTGCACGTTCGAAATGCTGTCGGACAAGATTACGCTCAAAATGGGCGGCTCGAGCATCGAAATCACCAGTGGCAACATCAAGCTTACGTCTGCAAGGATTGATCATAACTGATGCCGCCAGCACACCGACACAGCGATCCGCGCGTCTGCGGTGCCACGACCATCGTAGTCGGTCAGTCGACGACGTACGTTGACGGCAAATTATGGGCGGTGAAAGACGACATCAACACGGACGGCGATGGCCAACTCATTCCAACCGGGACGTCGGTGTTTATTCAGGGTAAGCCGGTGATCGTCAACACTCCGGACCACGCCCAGCAGGATGACCTGTGCATACCGATCGGTGAGCCGCACTGCGATCCGAAGACTGCTGCCGGTAGCGGCGCAACGTTTGCGTACGGATAATCGATGGCAACGATCCAAGAAGTTTCTCCCGCGCCATGGCGCCTGCGGCTGGTGCCGGCGTCGTTTAATGGCGTGACGTTTCATGTCGAGCAGCAGGCTCGCACCGGTGGCCGGCGCGTCGTCTTGCATGAATATCCGAAACGAAATATGCCCTATGCCGAGGACATGGGCAGGGCTGCGTTCCGCTATCAGATGACCGGCTACATTATTGGGCCGTCCTACCACATTGGCAAGAAAGCATTGATGAACGTGCTGGACTCGAGCGAGGGTGGCACGCTGATTGACCCCTATCTGGCAGAGCCGAAGCAGTGCATCTGCGAGCGCTACAATGTGACGGAGACGCGGGAGCGTGGCGGTTACTGTGCATTCGAAATGTCGTTCGTGGAGCAAGGCTCACCGGGCAACACGCCGGAACAGGCAAACACGGGGTCGCAGGTAGCGAGTCAGGCCCAGACCACCGGGGAGACTGCAGCCGCTAACGTTGACACGCCGACAGTGGTGGCACCTCCCGGCGCCGGCGGCATAGGACACGCATGATATACCGATCAGAACTGTCAAACGGGCTGGAAATCTCGAAGCGCCTGATAGACGCGCTGATGAGTTTCTCAATTTCGTCGCAGGGAACGGCTGGTGCGGATTTGCGTTCGGCAGTCGGCAAGTTTCTCTCGAACTTTTCGGAACTGGTCGATACGTACACTCTCGGCGTAAGTCTGTACGACTGCTTTGAGCAGGCACGGCTGGCCGGCGCTACTCTTAATTCGATGGACAATGTGCGACTTGCCATGTTTAAGGAGACACCGACGTTCCCGCTGGGAAAGGCTATCGTTAACGCAGCCATTTTGTTTTCATTCGTGGAGCAGAGTCAGATCATCGCGAAGATGTTATTTGCCAGCCGCGTACAAGTCGACACGCTGATGGATCAAATAGGCGTTATCATTGAGACGATCAAGATAGAGAAGGCCGACTCGTTCGTGTCGAGTGACTACCAGAATTTCGTGGCGCTGTCGGCACTGCTGGTTCAACACCTGTCCGCGACTGAGCGCCAATTGCCGCGCGTCGTCGAGTACGTCATGCCGGTTCACTTCCCGTCGCTGGCTCTTGCCAATCGTATCTACGGTGACGCGTCACGCGGCGACGAACTGACTGCGGAAAATCAGACCGTGCACCCGGCCTTCATGCAGCGTGATATCATAGCACTGAGTTCGTAAATGACAGACGTCCGAATTATCAACGTAACAAACTTGGCTGGTATCTGGGCCGACTGGCTGCTGAAGCCAGACAACACGCTTGATGAGAGTGAGGAACTGGCCAATATTGTCAAGGTGGCGCTGCTGACATTCGCTTGGGCCGACGCCGACGACATTCTGCCCGATCCTGACAGCACTGACCGTTGCGGCTGGTGGGGCGACCTCGACGCCGAGACAATCTGGGACGGTTGGCCGATCGGTGCAAAAATCTGGCTGCTGAGCCGTGCCAAGATCACGCCGGCGGAGGCCAAGGAGGGCGCGACTCTGACGCGGGCGGAGCAGTATTGCCGAATAGCGCTGCAGCCAATGATTGACAAGCAGCTCTGCAGCCACATCGATGTGGTGGCTACGCGCGCCAGCATTGAACGTATCAATGTCGCCATAAAAGTCTATCGCGGTCCAACGCTGCAGATCGATTTGCGCTTCCAGAACCTGTGGCTAGAAACTAGGAACTGATATGCCTTGGACAACACCAACACTGCGGTCTGTTCGCGAAACTGTTCGCGGTGAGGTCTCTACATTCTTGGGTCGTGCGTCGTTCGTCGGCAACAGCGTGCTGCGCGTCATGTCCGACGCGATGGCAGCGCTGGCGCATTTGACGCTTCGCTATCTCGACTGGCTGGCGTTGCAGTTCTTGCCTGATACCGCTGAACATGAATGGCTGGATCGGCACGGCAATATCTGGCTGAAGAACGCAGATGGCAGTATCGGTCGCAAAGTCGGCACGTTTGCTAGTGGCAGCGTCACGCTGACGGGGACGACCGGCACCGTTCTGCCTGCTGGGACGCGTCTGAGCGGCAGCGATGCGTGGCCTTATGAAACGACTGAGTCGGTCTATCTTTCCGACATAGGCTCGAAAGCGAACGTGCGCGCACTAAACGCCGGTGCTGGCGGCAACAAGGGCGCCGGCGACGTGCTGTCGCTGGACACACCGGGGTCCGGCGTTGACGGTGAGGCGCCAGTGATAACTATTACCGGCGGCACTGATCAGGAGACAGACGACGATTTACGCAAGCGCGTGCTGTTGCGCATTCAGCAACCGCCGATGGGCGGCGATGCCAGTGATTACGTCAACTGGGCGCTCAGTTTTCCCGGCGTCACTAGGGCGTGGTGTTCGCCGCTGGAGATGGGTATTGGTACGGTCACTGTTCGTTTCATGATGGACGAACTGCGAGCCGATCAGGACGGCTTTCCAACTGGCGATGACTGCGTTGCGCTCGCTGCCTATTTGGACACGGTACGCCCGGTCGCAGTCAAGGACTTTTTTGTTGTCGCGCCAATTCCGCAACTGGTTGATTGCCAGATCACCCAGCTGGTTATCGACAATGAAAGTACGCGGGCCGGGATCGAGGCGAGCCTGCTCGACATGCTGTTCGCACTGGCGATACCGGGGCAGACGATATTCGTGGCATGGAAGAGCTATGCCATCATGAATGCTCCTAATGTCAATTCGTTCCAGCTTATAAACACGATAGACGACGTGATGCTGTCACCGGGTCACATGGCCGTGCTGGGAAGCGTCATCTATGACACTTGATCGGCACGTCCGTCGTACCGGCGATGATTACAAGAACGCTTTTCTCGCGCTGTTGCCGCAAGGTCAGGCTTGGACGCGCGACCCGTTCAGCATTTTGGTCAAGACCTGTGCCGGCCTGTGCGAATACTGGGGGTTTGTGGACGGACGTGCGGCTGACCTGCTAGAGCGGGAAACTGACCCGCGTCATACGCTCGAGCTGTTGCCTGAATGGGAGAGGGCGTGGGGTCTTCCTGACCCGTGCTTCCCCGAGGCGCTCACTATTGGCGAGCGTCAGCGCATG